GCCTGGGATCAGCAAGGAATATAGAAAGCTGGGAGCGAAGTACCTCTGGGCTGGCGTAGGCAGCGACGTTCAGAACGTGGCGAACATGCTGGGGGTCAGCGACACGAACGGGATGCTCTCCACGCTGGGACGATACCAGAACGGCATGATTGGAAAGGGCATCAGCGAAGGATCGGATATCGAAACAGGGGGCGCTGACAACGCGCTGGTCAGGCTTGCCACGAAGAATACTGTCGGCAGCGAGAAGTATAGCGATGCACTGGGTGGCAGTGGCTACCGTATATGTTACGATCTCAAGGAACTGGAACGCACCGACTGGTATGCCTATAATGGGGACCAGTTCGGGACAGCCAGGGGCAGCGCGTTCGACAACCGCAAATCGTCGACAGATATTATCAGCAGTATCGTCAGGAGTTGGTCCAGTAGCAATGAATTCATGTTCAGGCGCGGGGTGTCGCTGCAGAACCTTTTCGAGGTCAATGCTGATTCAGATTATGAGCGGGATGCCCTGATTGCGGAACTGAAGCGAAAAGGCATCCAGGAAGTGAACGGCATACCCGTTGATAAGCTGGTTGTAACTAAAATGACACATTGATGACACATTGAGGGTGAGTCAGGGTGATCAACGAGCTGGCACTCTACCGGGTGCATATACCGGAAATTGAGGATTGGGCGGTCGCCAATGGGCAGGAGCCGCCGCTGGTCATGGGAGTCTGCCTCCGGGTGTTGGATAAGGAGGTCGGCTTTCATGACACGAACCGCGGCCATGCCTTTGCCGGTCACATGGAGAAGGAAACACCGGACGGTTTTATCTGGCACCGGATCGAGCCAGAACTGGAGCCGCATGACATGGGCATGATCCGTTTCGTGATCGTGGACCTTCCGACGTTCGAGAAGGAATGCCGGCCCCGGATCATTGGCTGGCTGCCGGACAAATTCAGCAGCACCGCCGAACTGTGGGAATTCTACCGCAGAGCATACAAGAATGCGGGTTATCATGGATAAGCCGGAAAAAACGAGGCGCTACAAGGCTCTCAGGCGTTTTAGAAAAGGGCGTCAGGTATAAACATACCAGGCCGGTGAATATCGACAGCCCTGGGGCAAATATGAAAGAGGTAAAAAACCAGCAATAGCAACACTTTGCTGGTTTTTTTATTTAGGGGGTGATGCATTACGCAGGTCACGGTCGATATCTTAAAGTCGGATTTAAAGAAGCGCTACACACTGGGCGAGGTCTACGTGCCGAACGAATTCGACACGCAGGGAGACATGGCGACGGCGGAAGAGATCGAGAAGGCGGCCTGGAACTACATGCGGCGGCTGCAGGGGTTGGACCCGGTGACGAAGACAGCCAGGTCGATGCTCCAGCATCTTGTGAAGGCGGCGCAGGCCGGATCAGGGATCACGGTGGACATAACAGAATTCTGGTCGGACGTCGAAAAGGGCGCAGCAGCGATCAACGACATGCACGAGCGGGACCTGGCTGGCGAGCAACCGGAAATCGTCGAGAGCTATCTGTCGCCTTCGGACTTTACGCTGCAGGCGCATGACGGCTCGCGGCTGGTCAAAAGGGGAACGTGGATGCTGGGTGTGGTATGGCCGGAGCAATACTTCCAGAAGATCCTGCGCAGGGAGCGCACCGGCTACAGCATGGAGGGTAAAGGGAGGCGAGTACCGGTTGGCTGAACAGCAGGAAGATCCGAAGCATGCGCTGTACGACCTGGACATCGTGGCCGTAGCTGGCGTGGACAGAGCAGCAAATAAGCGCCAGTTTCTGGTAGTCAAGAGGGCAGACGCAGAAGGGGGTGAACAAGTGGCAGACAAGACCAAGACAGAGGACGGCGTAGAGTATCCGGCTGCAGCATACGCCTACGTGCCAGATCCGGACGAGCCGAGTGGCTGGAAGATCAGGCTCTGGGATAAGACCAAGAAGGAGACAGCAGCGCAGATCGGCGATGCGGTGGCAGCGCTGGGTAAAGGCTTCAGAGGCAAGAAAGCAGAGATTCCTGCTGCGGATCTGCCCGGCGTCAAGGCAAAGGTCAAAGCGGCGTGGAAGCGGGTCAACCCGGACGCGAAACAGGAAGACGTCCCCGAGATTTTCAAGGCGAGGCAATCGCTCCTGGAATTCCTCAAGAAGTTTTTGGGGGCAGCAGCGGACAACGACGACACCGGGCATGCCCGATCGTTTTCGGATGTTGCCGGAGACAAGGAGAAGGACCAGGTAGTGTGGCAGGCATTATCCTCGCTCCAGGAAGCGCTTGATTCCATCCTGGACGACGATGACGTCAAGGACAAGAAGGGCGCTGCAGAGAAGGCGCTGACGGAATTCCGTGACCACCTGGACAGTAACGGCATCTTCAAGATCGGCCGGCGCATGAACGCAGAGAAGCTTGGCAACTTGAAGGACGTCCACCAATCGATCGGGCACCTGATCAACTGGGCGGAGGCACAGGATAACGACCAGTCAGGGAACGACGACACCGGGGACCAAGACGGTGCAGGGGCGGACGGCGACAATGGTACCGCTAATGGTAGCGAGGCTGGTGACGGCGAGGGGCCGGGCGCTTCCGGCGATGCCGAGAGCGCAAACAATGACCTGGACCTCGGAGGGCAGGTCAGCACGGACAAGCGGGGCAAGAGACCGACTACAGCAGGAAAGGAAGGTGTGAACGTGGAGAAGAACCAGGAGGATATTTTCAAGGGCGAGATCGCCGCCCTCAAAAAGTCGAATGAGGACATGGCGAAGGCGAACGCGACGATCATGGCGCAGCTGACTGCTCAGGCAGAACTCAACAAGTCTGAGAAGGATCTTCGGATCAAGAACGAATGCGTTGCCAAGGCCGCAGGATTCAAGTACCTGGCGACGCCGACCGCTGAGCTGGGCGAGATGCTCTACAAGGCGCAGCAATCGATGAGCGCCGAGGACTACGCCAAGCTGGAGGCGACATTCAAGGCAGCGAACGAGGCCGCCAAGAACGCCGGGGTGTTCAAGGTAATCGGCTCCGATGCCGCAACCAAGGGCGGCGGAGCGGTCGAGAAGGCTGAGGCGCTGGCCAAGGAGACGGTCAGCAAGTCAGGCGGCAAACTGAACCACGCAGCGGCAATGGCCGAGATCTTCAAGAACGACCCCGAGCTGTACGCCGAGTACGACGCCGAGCAGAAGGCTGGCGGGATGGACGATCGGGACGACGGCGTGAACGAGTAACAGCCTGACGCACAGCGCAGGCATCGCCTAACTTTGGAATAACGACTAAAAAGGGGGAAGACAAATGGCTTTCGAGCAGCCGCTTTTCGCACCCGCGGGCCTGGTTGCCAACAGCGACCTGAGCGCCAAGGGGTACATCTTCGTCAAGATGGTCGGCGACATGCTGGTCGACGCTTGCAGCGCCGTAACAGACAAGCCGATCGGGGTCGTCCAGAACGCACCGGCAGCAGGGCAGACAGCTGAGGTCTTATCACTCGGTGTCAGCAAGCTGCAGGCCGGATCTAGCGACCTGGACTTTGGGAATTCGATCGGCACGGACGCAAGCGGCAACGGGGTGCCGTACACGGAGGGCGCAGACACGACCAAGTACATCTGCGGCCAGGTGATTAGCACCGGCGTCGCCGGGGCGGTCGCTTCCGTGGCGATCAACTGCATGGTTCCGCACCGGGGGGCGTAACAGAAAAGGTTAAGACGCAAGACCAAAGAGCGCCAAGGGGCGCTTTTTGATTTGAACCCAAAACAGGAAGGAGTGTAAACGATGCCGCAACCGACTTATTCACAGATCCACGTAAATGTACCGTTGACATTTATGTCAATCGCGTACATTCAGGCCGCGGAGGGCTTCATCGCAGACAAGGTCTTCCCGCTCGTCCCGGTGGACAAGCAGAGCGACCGCTACTACACCTACAACAAGAACGACTTCATGAGGGATGAGGCGCAGGAGCGGGCACCCGGAACTGAATCTGCAGGCGGTGGGTACAACCTGGACAACACGCCGTCATACTACTGCACCATCTGGGCGTTCCATAAGGACGTTGCCTGGTATCTTAGGGCGAACGCCGATGCCGTGCTGGACATGGACAGGGACGCCAGCATCTTTATTACCCAGCGCATGCTGATCAGCAGGGAACGTCAGTGGGTCAAGGCGTACTTCCAGCCGGGCGTCTGGGGAACGACCGTTCAGGGCGTCGCATCGGGGAACGTCCCCGGGGCCAGCTTCATTCAGTGGAGCGACTACATGAACAGCGACCCGATCACAGACATCAGGGTCGGCCGCATGATGGTCAAGCAGCAGACCGGCTTCCTGCCGAATGTGCTGACGATGTCGGAATACGTGTTCGAAGTCTTGAGCAACCACCCGGATATCGTCGACCGCTACAAGTACACCACGAACAGCGTGATTACCGAGGAGATGCTGGCGAAGCTCTTCCGGGTCGACCAGCTGGTGGTGGCGGGCGCGGTCTACGCAAGCAACGAGGAAGGCCAGACGGCACAGTATCAGTTTATCAGCTCCAACCATGCGCTGTTGTCCTACGCACCGAAGAGCGCAGGCATCTTGCAGCCGAGCGCGGGGTATGTCTTCGCATGGCGCGGTCTGACCGGCAATATGGTCGACCGGCAATCGGCCGGCTACGCGCTGGCGATCGACAAGTTCCCGATCAGGCGGCTCAAGGTCGACCGGGTCGAGGGAGAGATGGCTTACTGCTGCAAGCAGACAGGGTCAGACCTGGGCTATTTCTTCGAGAACGCAGCCGCCTAACAAGCGGTAGCGGCAGGGGGCGAACCGAATGGAACAGCAAGTCGTGCACAGGCGCTTTACATCTGGCGGCGTCTACCGTCAGAGCGGCGAGGTAGTCGAGCCGGTGGGTCTTACGGACGTCCGGCTCAAGAAGATGCAGGGCCAGCGCTACCTCGCTCCCTACACGGGGAAGGCTTTCGAGTGCTCCAGCTCCGGGTGCGATCGGAAATTCAGCACGCCGGAGCTGCTCGAAGGCCATACGCTGGAGGCGCATACGAAAGGGGGGCAAGACAGCAATGAGATCACTACCGGGAACGACAAAAGCCCAGCGACTAATCGTGCAAAACCGGTTCGATAAACCGGCGCACGTGGTGGCAGGGGTGGCTGGATGGGAAGCTGAGACATTCATCGAGATCTTCTCGGACGGCTCGCTGCAGCAGGCGGCAGCCAACAGCCAGAACGTCATCGGCGCAGCGAAGGATAACGTGGTGGTCGGCGGTAGCGGATTCCTCGATACAGAGGGGATCATCACCGTGCTGGCCGATTCATCGGCGATCGCAGCGCTGGCAGCGGTCAAGGTCGGCAGCAATGGGCGAGCAACGGCGCTTAACACTTCGGCGCTCACCCTAAACGCTGTGGAGACCGGGACAGCTACAGCATTCACGCAATCGGGGGCAGGAAAAGTAACTATCCAGCAGGCGGTAGACACGCCGGGCGACCGTGGCAGGGGCATTGTGATCGTGGGGGCGAGCGCAGCAGGAGCGGCCCAGTTCGAGACGATCGTGCTGGGCAACCCAACCACGACCGTGGTGTCGAGCGCACTGACGTATTCAACGATATCCGGAATGTTCATGGCGGACGGCCGCAACCTGGGCGCAAGCAACGTGACGCTGAAGACGGCGGCAGCAGGGACGGCGACGATTGCCACGCTGACAGGTGGCACGAGCCAGAAGGGTGCACAGATACCGACGTCGATCGAGGCATTCTGCGAGCAGGTCACGCACACGAACAGCGCCGATGCAGTAGACGTGACGCACCTGACATTCTACGGCTACAATGCCAGCAACGTGCTCACGGCAGAGCGGGACGTCCTGGCTGGGGGCGGCGTGGCAGCGCTGGCCGCTTGCACGACAACCGCATTCTGGAAGCAGGTGCTCCGCATCTGCACAGGGGAATTCACGAACGCAGCGACAGGGGTGCTGACCACCGTAGCCGACGCAGCAGGCCTGAAGGTTGGCAGGGCGCTGTCGGCACCGGCAGCAGAGGGCGCAGCGATGCAGGTCTACCTGACGCCGAACGTCTAAGGGGGCGGCCAGCATGCCAGAGACATTTCCGCTGACGGCAATGAGCGGAGACTGGACCTATAACGCCCAGCCGGACACAATCCCGCTGGACGAGGTTCGGATCGAGATCGGCGACGTCGACCCAACAGATCCGCAGCTCCGGGATACGGAGATTAACCACTATATCAACATCTACGGCAACCGGGGGAATGCGGCAATCTATGCAGCGATCGCCTGCTGCCACGCACTGGCGGCAAGGTACAGCCGCAAGGCAAACAAGGCGATTGGCAAGCTGAGGATCGACCTTTCCGACATCGCCAAGAGCTACCGGGACCAGGCGCTGGCGCTCAGGAGCCGGTCGGGTGTCACGGTGCAGCCTTTTGCAGGCGGCATGGACCTCTCGGACAAGGACGCATACTTCCAGAACACCAGCATCACTCAGCCGCTTTTCACCAGGGCCATGATGAGCATCAACCAGGATGAGACGAACGAACCGATTCTGCCGGACTAGGAGGCGACCGGACATGGACAGGGACCTGATCGACCTCCTGAATTTGCAGGTCACGATCAACCCGTGCACGGATGTCAACGAATATGAGGAGCCAGTCTACGGATCGGCTCCAATTGTTTTGCCGTGCTACGTCGACAGCACGATCAGGATGATCTACAACAAGGAAGGCCTGCTGGTCACGAGCACGGCGCAGGTCTATCTGAACAACACGTACATCGACGGCGACGGCAACACGCAGCCGGTGACGATCGGAGAACGGGATCAGATCACGCTGCCGAACGGGAAGCAGCCGCTCATTTTGGGCATCCTCCCATCTTACGACGAGCAGGGAAATCTTTACGCCTGGGAGATCGATACATGAGCGACAAGATTATCATCAAGGTCAAGGGGCTGGATGAATTTTACAAACTGCTGCAGCAATCAGGGAAACAGGCACCGCAACTGGCGGGGCAATGCCTATACCCGGAATGCGAGATCATCATGACAGACAGCAAGGATAAGTACTGCCCGGTGCTGACGGGAGCGCTACGTACCACAGGACGGGTCGGGGAGCCAGCAGTGGAGGGCAAGTCGGTCACATGCGAGCTAAGCTACGGGGGACCGGCTGCGCCCTACGCTCTGGCGGTGCACGAGGGATATCCAGCACACACGATCACGGTCAAAAACAAGAAGATACTGGCTGCGCCGGTCGCGACGTATAAGGGGAAGACGCCGCCGAGCGCTTATGGATCAGGCCAGTTTCCGATGCTGAGCAAGGATGGGAATTTCGTCCTGTTCGGTAAAACGGTTCACAACCCGGGCTACAAGGGCAAGAAGTATCTGTCGATGCCAATTAATGCAGCGCTGCCGGGGCTGCCAGCGAAGCTGCTGGCTCGGTTGCAGAAGATTCTCTTTAAACAGCAGAGCAATTCCTCAGGGACGGAGCAGACGCTGGAGAGCGGCGGCGAGACCGGCGAGGCAACCACGGAATAGGGGGCGCTGGACATGCTGACAGAGGACATCGCTGCGCTGCTGACAGCCAATGGCTTCAGCGGCAGCACGATATGCGAGGGCTTCTACCCGGGCGAGCCAGATGACGTGATCACAATTTACGAGATGCCGGGCAAGCCTCCGGACCTTTACTCGCCATGCGAGTACCCAGAGATTCAGATCAGGGTGCGCAGCAAGAGTTATGCAACAGGTAGATCGGTGTCGGAGCAGATCTATGAGCTGCTGCACGGGCAGGCAAACGTCAAGCTGGGGCCGGGGCAGACATGGTACCTGCTGATTGCGGCGCTGCACCAGCCGCAACCGATAGGACGGGATCAGCTCCTACGGGCTGAGTTTTTCTGCAACTTCAGGACGATCAAGGAAAGAACCTGCAGTTTGCAACTAGGCGGTATCGCTTCGCCGAGCGCACTGGGAGCGCCGGATAGCATGTAGGAACAGGACGATCAGGGAGAGGAGCGAAACATAATGAGCAGTTCTATCTCAGGCAAGAATGGAGCGGTCATGCTCGGAACGAACAAGGTCGCCGAGATCAGCGACTGGACGATGGACTTCGACGTCGACAACGTCGATGTGACGAGCTTTGACAGCGCAGGTTGGAAAGAATTCCTGAACACGCTGGTCGCATGGTCAGGCAAGCTGGAAGGTAACGCGGTCCCGGGCGACACGACCGGCCAGCAGGCGATATTCATGGCAGCAACCAATGGGGCGTCCGGCGCAGCGACGCTGGCGGCGGTCTTCAAGATGACGACAACGGTGCCTACATTTACAGGCACGATACTCGTCAAGAAGGTCAGCTACGATGTGCCGGTGGCAGACAAGGTCAAATTCAGCGTGGACTACCAGGGCACAGGAACGCTGACCCCGGCATGGTCATAAGGGCGGGTGACTAAAATGACAACCCTGAAGTATCTGGGACCAGGGCTGTACGTTGACCCGCGCTTCATGGCGCACCAGGGGAACCTGGTCGCATTCACGGACAGCGAGGCAGAGCAGCGCCTCAAGGAGAAGGCACCGGACGGCAGGGACAAGTGGGCACGGACGACGCCGGAAGCGCAGGGGGTGAAGACCGATGGCGATATCGGGGAAGACCGGGGCAGTTTACGTGCCGAGTGGAGAACCGGTGACTTTCAGCAACCAGGCGACGATACCGGACTCGACATATAACAATTACAAGATCGTCAACGACGCCTATTCATGCTTGGTGCCGGGGTCGGTAACGACAGTCAAGGTGAACGGCACTATCCAGACGACAGGGTTCGTCGTCGAAGGCGCAGGCGGCAACATTTACTTCCCGGTGGCGCTTACGTCGGGCGACGTGGTGACGGTTTCGGGCTTTGCGCAGCCGATGACACAGGCCGGAGGCTTCTTTGAATGGTCAATCGACATGGACATTGATAACGTCGACGTAACAACATTCGAGAGCGCCGGTTGGAAGGAATTCCTGAACGTCTTGGTTAGCTGGAGCGGCAAGGCGCAGCGGTACTGGGGAGACAGCATGTTCTGGGAAGCGCTGGCAGCAGAAGCGCCGATGTGCCTGGTCTTCTATTTACAGACAGGCAGCACGAAGGATAGACTGCAGACATACGGGCTGATCAAGAAGCTCAGCTACGATGTGCCGGTGACAGGGGTAGTCAAAGAATCGATCGACCTTCAGGGCAGCGGGGCGCTGTTCTACAGACAAAACTAGGAGAGGATCAGAGGATGCGAATCGAAAGGGCAACAGTGGGCACCCGGCAGATCGAGATCAGAGAGAAGAAGATCAGCGAGATCCGGGAGGAGATCATTCCGAAAATCGAGGGGTTGTTCAACGGCCTGGATAAGCTGAGCACGAAGGATCTGGTCGGCATGTTCGAGGACAAGCTGATTGACTTCATACCAGAGCTGACGCTCAGCGACATCGAGGACGGATATCCGTCCGAGATCGAGAGGGTTGTGGAGGCATGGCTGCGCGTAAATTTTACTGGCGTGCAAAAGGTAATGAAGTCGCTACTGCCTTTAGCACAGATGGGTACGCAGCGCTTTCTCTCGTCGTCGGCGCAGAGTTTGGCTGGCGACCCAGCGACATCGGAGACTTCTACGCCAGTGATCTAGAAGCAGTCCTGAAGCGGCTGCCGGAGATGCGGAAGGCCAGGTCATACAGGGAAATCTACCCGGCCGCATTTTTGGCAGCCTCTGTTTATAACATGTTCAAGGGGAAGAAAGATGCGGCAGCGAAACCGGAGGACTACATCGGAGAGCCGCCTTGGAAAAACAAACAGAATGCCAAAGAAACAGCGCCTGACGACCCAGCGGCGGAGCAGGCGCTTATTGAAGACGCAAGAGCGAAAGGACTCAGTGGTCCGTGGTGAGCTGGCTATCTCGCCAGGAATAACCGCAATCCCGGCAATGGTAACTGTTCTTTGTCGGCACCTTGAAGAAGGCGACGAGAGCGAGCAGCGCAAACGGGATGGCGATCACTTTGGCGATCAGGCTAGGGATCGCCAGGCAGATCAAAACGATGATCACAAAGAAGAGACCGTCTACCCAGCCAGCAGAAGCGCGCACGCGGGGCGAATTGCAGCGGGGGCATGGTGTCCAGTTATTCATTTGGAATTTCCTCCTTTCACGATAACGTTCCCGTAACGTTACCATAGCATAGCAGCACATGGCAAGGGGGTTAACTGATGCCCGGAGCAGGTGGAGCAGCGCAGCAGATATTATTCAGCATGGGGATCGACACGACGCAGTATGGCCAGGGGCTGGATACAGCGGGCAACAAAATGACCAGCTTCGTGTCGGGTGTCAAGAACGGCCTCAGCCAGATGGCAAGCTCGCTGATAGGTATCGGGGCAGCAATTGGGAGCGGCTTTGGCATAGACAAACTATTGCAGAACGCCACGAGCTACGGCAGCACGCTTTATGATCTTCAGACGAGAATGAATATGACATCTTCGCAGGCGGCACAATTCGCTAACATGCTCCAGCTGGCAGGTACGAGCAGCGACTCGTTCTCAACGGCGATGGAACGTCTCGACCGGAGCTATGAATCAAGCAGCACGGCCGGAAACCTGGCGAAGAATACACTGGATGCGCTGGGCGTCAGCCTTAAGAACGGCGCAACGGGACCGTTGAAGAGCTGGAACGATCAGCTGGCGGCGCTGGCGAAAGGGTATCAGATAGCGAATGCTGGGGGATATGGTCAGGAATTCATGACTAACGTCTTCGCAGCACGAGGCACGGACATGGCCAGCCTGCTGCAAAATTACCAGGCATATAATGCAGCAGCTTCGCAGGTGACGGACAGCGGCATGAGCACCACGCAGGCCAAGCAAACACAGGTTGACATGGATTCACTGAAGATATCGATGGAACAGCTTGGATATGTGGCGTCAGCATCGCTGATGCCGATAGCGACGACAATCATACCACCGCTTGTAAAAATCATCGGCATGCTGGCTGTGGCTTTAAGAAGTGTGATGCCCTACATTTTGGGGCTGGCTGCGGTGCTGGGCACGCTCTCGGTGCTGGTACTGGCACGGACGTGGATCATATGGTTTGTGGACGGATTATCCATGATGATGAAGTCGGAGACGGTGGCGGCAGCGGTCACAATTCTCCGAAACGCGATCCTGGCATTAAACGTCGCATTTGAGGAGAACCCGATCGGGCTGATCTTAGGAATAGTGGCAGCGCTTATCTTGCTTGGCTTGGCAGCGATGGGCGTCGACAAATGGCTCACGAAGATCGCACAGGATACCAATACCGCCTTTCAGCAGGGCATGGGACAGAACATGACGACGCTCAACAAGCAAATGCAGGACGCACTGAACAACGTCCAGAAGCTGGGGGCCAGCTTTGACGAGCTGTACCAGGTCGGAACGGATATGGATCTCCCCAATCTGGCTGATTTGCCCGGTCAGGGTGGCGGAACGACGACAACACCGACAGGCGGCGGAGGGCCATCGCCAAAAACAGTACCGACAGTGATGCCGAATGCTCCGTGGAAACCGCAGAAACCACCGAGCGGGGGCGGACCTGGAGGCGGCGTCCCGATCGTGGTACCGCCGCCACCGGAGGGCGCATGGGACTCATTCTGGGAGAAGATCAAGAAGAACTGGGACGAGGTCAAAAAGAAGTTGGGTCAGGCATGGCCGCCAATTCCTGTCCCGGATCTGGGTGCTGCGCTGGCAGCGGTTTGGGCGAAGGTCGTAGCAGACGCGCTGAAGGCGAGGCAGGACATCGAGAACGCACTCAGGGGGCTGAACCCTTTCCCGACGCTTGAGGCGCTCGGAGCAGCAGCATGGGCGAAAGTTAGGGCTGACGCCCAACAAGCAGGTAGAGACATCGAGAACGATCTCAAGGGGATCAACCCGTTTCCGGCGCTGGAAGCGATGGCGGTAGCGGCATGGGCAAAGATCAAGCTGGATGTCAAGAACGCAGCATCAGCGATCGGGAGCGCGCTCAAGGACATCAACCCGTTCCCGATTCTGGAAGCAGGGCTGACGGCAGCGCTGGCGTGGATGCTCAATGCATGGAAGAAGCACAGCACGCTGATCATCGCAATCTTCGTCGGCCTCGGGGTAATTCTGGTCACAGTTTTGTCAGGCGGCCTGGATATTGTAGGCGCAGCTCTCGCAGCGCTGGGCGCTGCTTTTGTCTCAGGCTTCGGAGCGATTGCAGTGGGGGCAGAAGGAGCGGCGTCAGTCATGGGGCTGGCGATCGGGGGTGGCCTGGCCGCGCTCGGAGTGCTGGCGGCACATTTCAAGGATCAGATAATTGGCTTCTTTCAGGAGATCCCAGCGAAGGCGCAACAGGTATGGCAGGATATCGCTACGTCATACACGAGCCTGATAGGACAGCTGCCAACTGAAACGAGCAGCGTGGTCGACAGCATAAAGGGCTTCTTCGCTGGCATCGGGGCAGGTTGCTCTCAGGAATTCCAGGCGATTGTTCAGGCATTCTCAAGCTGGGTCGGACAGCTGCCGGGGATCGCGCAGGGCATAGTTCAATCGGTCATCGGAGAGTTTCAGAGCATTGTGGCAGATGTATCCAGCATTTTCAATAGCATCGTTAGCGACGCCAACAACGTCGTGAGCAGCATACGGGGCGTGGTCGGCAGCATGGGCAGCGCCATTGGCAGCGCTTTTGGCGGCGGCAGCAATACACCCATGCAAGGAGCCAGCGGCGCTGTACCGGCCATGCCGCAGGGCAGCACATCGCTGGGATCGATGTGGGCGCAGGAAGGGATCATACCGAGCTACGGCACAGGCGGCGAGGTTTCTAGCCCACAGCTGGCGCTGGTCGGCGAGGTTCCCGAGTACATCATTCCGAAGTCGCAGCTTTCGGGGATGCTCGGCGCAGCGGCGGCCGGAGGGGGCGGCAGCGGGGCGCAGATAGACTATGCAGCGATGGGGACAGCAGTAGCGGCGGCGCTTGGCTCGGCAAAGATCGAGGCAATATTCGCGCCGACGCGGGCCGGGCTGCTCAACCTTAACAGGCAGATGCAGCCGGTCAACCAGGCTGAGACGCTGCGGAGGGGAGGCGCAACCTCGTGAGCGTGGTAGGCATCACGATAGCAGGCGTAACGATCAAGCCGCCGTCGACGTTCAACCCGGAGTATTACCCGCTGACAAAGGGCGGCAGAACGACGGACGGCACAATGCAGCTCGATTTCCTGGCCAACAAGATCAAATTGACGTTCAAGTACGCAGCGATCGCAGGGGGCGACTTGCACCCGATTATGGCAGCGCTGCTGGCCAACCTTTTCATGACGGTCACGATACCAGACCAGGGAGGCAGCACATCGATCACATGCTACAGGGCGAAGCTGGCGCTGGGTAACCTCGTCAGCCAGGCAGGGACGTGGATGTACAAGGACGTCGAGATCGACCTCATACAGCAGTGAGATTGGGGCAGATGGCGACACATAATTTAAACGCTAACAGCGTTAGATTGGCCCCAGGTGAAGAGCAAAATACTTTTTGGTAGGGACTTACCCGGGCGCAAACAGGAGGCGAGCACAGCGTGATAGCAGTATCGGACGCGTACAAGGCAGCGATCATGGCACCGAACCGCAACATCATACCGAAGGTGCTCGTTTACTTCGACGGGGACGATGCAACACCGGTCGAGTTCGACAGAGCAGGCTGCACCCAACTGCATCTTCTGGACGAGGTAGGGGCAGACACAAGCAACCCGCTGGGGCTGGTAAGCGCGAACGAATTGACGGCAGGCCTTAACAACCAGGGGCGACCGCTCACGCCGACAAACGTGGACTCGCCGTACTATGGGCTGCTGACGCCGAACATTCTGGTCAAGGCATATATGGGTGTACAGGTGGTCATGACGACATGGGCGGCATACACGGGCGCAGCGCTGGACTCGCTGATTGCACCGACAATGCAGAGCGGATGCTACTACAAGAACACGGCAGCGGACGCAACGACGGGACGATTAGAACCAGTATGGCCTACGACGGTCGGAGAGACGGTAGGAGACGGCAGCGCGGTATGGCAATGCATGGGGCCGCTATTCGAGGAGATACCGCTCGGCGTTTTCAGGACGACGGACTGGTCGACGCCCAGCGCCACGCTTGAGGCAACGGTCGTCTGCGAGGATCTGCTTTACCAACTAGGGCAGCTAAATGTGCCAATGCTGCACGTGCTGCAGAACACGACGATCGGCGGATTGTTCGCGCTGCTCTTTACGGCGCTCGGCTTAACAGAAGATCAGTACGAGATCGACGCAGGACTAGACCAGCCGGTGACCATCGGCTGGATACCAGACGACAGCTATTCGACGGTGGCCAACACGACGACGACATCGGAGACCACCAACTCAGTCACGGGGGCGACGACGACGACGCCGGTCCTGGACGCGCTGCAGGCGCTGGCGGTCGCAGGGTGCTGCTGGGTCACGTGCAACCGCTATGGCAAGATCAAAGTACAGTCTATCTTCACGCCGGACACGCCGGTCACAACATGGGACCAGGGCAGCATGATCGACGGAGCAGACAACCCACAGAAGTATCTGAACATTTACAGCCAGGTCGTGGTCAATTACAACATGCCATACATCCAGGACTCGGAGACGGTGCTGGAGTTGCAGAACCAGGTCATTCCGAGCGGGACGACAACGCTGGCCAACCTCTGCTTTACAGACGGTCCGGTGGTCAACGTGGACTCGGTCACGCTGAGCGGAGCGGTCACATCTCGGATCACGGGGATCGCATGGGGAGCTTGGACGCTCACCCTAACAGTAGAGAATTCAGGCGCAACGGAGACGGTCGACGTGGTGGCGATCGGCGAAGCGGTAGGGCTGATCACGGCAACAGCGACGGCAACGGATGCGCCGACCGTGGCGCTGATCGGCGTCAAGACGCTGACAGTTAGCTGCCCGCTAATTCAGGACCAGGCAACAGCGACGGAGTACGCGGCGACGCTGCTGAGCTTTTGCAAAGACCCAACAGTGCAATTCTCGGTCGACACTAAAGGCGACCCGGCCGTTGAGGTCGGCGACGTGATACAGCTCCAGGACACGATCGACAAGATCGGCACGGTCGACGTGGTGCCGATCAGGGTACAGCTAGACTACGACGGCGGTCTGACAGGGCACATTGACGCACGCAAGCCGGTAGAACCGGCATAACAAGCGAGGAGGGCGCAGGCATGGCAAACGCAAGGTACCCATACAGCGAGTATCTTTTCGGCACGGAAGGAATCGACCTGCTCACGGACACGATCAAGGTCGTGCTGCTGGACTTGACGAAGTACACTTACAGCGCAGCGCACCAGTTCCTGAGCGACCTGGTCGGTGATAACGACCCAAGGATCGGGACGGCGCAGCAGATCACGACCCCGGCGCTGGACGACACGGGCGTGTTCAGTGGGAACGGCGTCACGTTTTCGGCACTCACCGGAAATACGGTCGGAGCGATGGCAATTTACAAGGACACAGGGACGGCAGCGACCAGCCCGCTGATCGGCTATTACGATCACGACATAAACGGCAACCCGATATCGATCACGCCGAACGGGACGGACCTGACGGTCACATGGGACACAGGGGCCAACAAGATTCTGAGGGTATAAGCTGGGGGGTGTTTGGCGATGACAGGAATAGACAAGTACACGGTGCTCGACCTGCACATGCAGGGAGCGGACGACGGTACGAGCTTCCCAGATTCATCATTTGTGAATCCAAAGACGGCCACAGCGGTTGGTACCGTGGAGACATCTACTAGCGAGGCGACGCTAGGTCAGACATCATCGGCGTATTTTGAGCCAGCCGGTGGACGCATAAACATATCTGCCAGTGAGGATTTCGAGTTTGGCGATGGCAACTTTACCATAGACTGCTGGCTATACCCAACAGATGCAACGACAAGACGGGCGATTTTTTCAGGCAACACCGACCAGTGGGTTGGTATTGACTACAACTATCACGGGACACGGAACGTCAACATCTGGGCCGGAGCCGGAGCGGGTTGGAACATCATACAAGCTGACTCAGGGCCATGCGGTCATATATCGTTGACGTTAAACGCATGGAATCATTTCGCGTACGTCAGATACGGAAACCAATTTATGTCATTCGTTAACGGCGTCATGGACATCAATGCCACGGCGGGCGGTACCATCGTCCCCAGGCAGACAGAAGATAAGTCAATAGGTACATGGGCAATAAGCGGCATGGCCAACTTTGAGGGCTACATCCAGGAATTCAGGGTGAGCAAGGGCATCGCCCGCTGGACCGCCAACTTCACGCCCCCGACAGCGCCGTACACGGCTGGGTTCGCCAGCGGCTCAGCGGGTGTAGCGCACTCGCTGCTGCTGCGGGGGGATGGCGTGGTCTTTGCGGCAGGCAACAACACCTATGGGCAGTTGGGTAACGGTGCAGCTCTTTCCCCAGATCCAACCACTGTTGATTATACGCTAGACGATACATATAGCTGTGGCGCAGATCTTATCCCTATCTCACTATCACCCGGCACGTATTATCACTTTACGTATGGCGGAACGGCGCAAAAAGTACAACTCTTTAGTGCTGGTTCAAGTTTACTGTTAGACAATGCCGTTTACGCATATTGGGATGGCACTAGCCTCTATTCGTGGGGTGGATCGGCTTGGACTGAAGTAGAAGAGGGAACGCCAGTAAGTAATGTGAACACCTGGGGTGGAGGCACATTAAGTGTCTACTCCTGTGTAGCGAATCACAATATTACAGCATTCACGCAGATTACCACTCTGTCCAGTATAAGAACCGTGGCAGCAGGCGGCTATCATTCGCTGGCGCTTGACAGCAGCGGCAACGTCTGGGCGACCGGCTTAAACGATCACGGCCAACTCGGCCTCGGGGACACCGACAACCTCAACACATGGACGCAGGTGACGGCGCTCTCGGGTATTGTCTCGATTGCAGCAGGCGAATACCACAGCATCGCCATAGACAGCGACGGGCACGTCTGGGCCTGGGGGTATGACAGCACCGGGCAGTTAGGCGACGGCCTGACAGCAGATGTCAGCACGCCGGAGCAGGTGATGTAACGTGGGGGCGATAGCTGCATTTGCAGGCGCAGACTTCACGTTTATCCTGAACGCTGACGACACGTTTACGTCGTTCGGCGATAACTCAAGCGGCCAACTTGGACTACGACTTCAGGTCACACCGGCAGGTTTGCCGTCACCGGGGGGCGTTGGAGCGCCACGGATCAGCACGACGTATCCGGCGCCGGCAGGTTTGCCGACACCGGGGGGAATCGGTAGCCCATCGATCGTCTCTGGGTTCATTGTACCGGCAGGGATTCCCACACCGGGAGCAATCGGAGCACCGAATCTTGGGCTGGCGCTCCCGGTACCGGCTGGCCTTTCAGCACCGGGAGCAATGGGAGCGCCGACAATCACGCAGGGAGCGACGCCAATACCGCCAGTGACATACAGCGGAAACCTGCTGACGAACGGCTCGGCGCAGACGGGGGATCTGACGGGATGGACGGCAACGGGCGTCACCGTGGTCAGCGACGGCAGTAACTTCTGCTTCAGTTTTGAAGCGACAGCCAGCATGTCCCAGAGCATCGGGTCGCAGGCGACGCCGACCGTATTCCAGTTGACAGCGGACTGGCTACCGGCCACAGCGTACACGCCCGCATCGGTGCAGATGGACGCATACATCATGGTCACGATAGGCTACTCGGACAGCACGGTCGACACGTTCACGGTGCCAGCACAGGGCTACATCATGACCGGCCTATGGTATAACATCGACAGCACGATCACGGCGGACGACACAAAGTCGGTCAGCAATATGACTGTGACGGTCGTCACATCAGGCGACGCCGGGGAATTTGCTAACATCTGCCTGGTCAAACAGACCAGCGGAGCGGTCATGCTCGGCCAGGATTATGCAGGGACGACAATAACAGCAGCGGCGGGGCTGACACAGCTGGCGGCGAACACGGCGGTTATTTCGGATCAATTCGGGTTGAACCCCAACTTTGTGACGTGCTACCCGAACAAGTGCGCAAATAGCAGCTTTGAAAACTTTGACCCGGAGACGCTGCTGCCCGCATATTGGGAGACGAGCGGCTGCGTCTCGGACGATGCCGCATTTGTGGGAGATTACAGTCTGAAGCTGGCCCCGGGCGAGTACGTGGTCCAGACAGGCACGCTGCTGGCTGACCCGGGCTGGTGGTCATGGTGCCAGCGAGGGACACGGATCGCGCTGCAGGCCAAGGGACAGGGGCAGATCAGGATCACGGTGCTGCAGGGAGGCAGCCCGGTGCCGCTCAGCTACATGATCGGCGGCACGATGATGCAGGTGCCAGCACCATACGGCTGGGAGGTCAACTGCTCGCCGGACTGGGCAAGCATGGACGCCAGCGGCACGCTGACGACAGCGATGCGAACCTGCAACGTGGCGGCGAGCGCAACCGGAGGGCCGATCGCGATTCGCATCGACAACATAGGCGACACGAACGCCTACATCGACGCCGTGCAGATCGGGCCGGACTGGACGGGCGAGTGGCCGGGGGTTTACGTCGATGGACCAGAGAGCGAGCCGAATGAAGTGGAACTGGTGCCGCAGCTTTTCAGCGCACCGTACTCGGCGGCAGGCGTGCAATTCACGCTGGCAACACCGGTAGCACAGATCTTCTGTTCGCCGAATATCGCAGCGACAGATGCGTCGGCTTTTGCAGCTAGTTCATTCCAGCTAATCTGCACGCCGATCAGAGGCATATACCAGGGCCAGTCAGCGATCATGGGCGTCTGGGTGTACCCGGAAGGAACGAGCGTCCCGACGACAGCGGCGGGGGCGACAGCAGGAGCAGCGATCACACTGATCAGCTTCGGCAAGCCAGTCAGTCTGGTGCACTGGTATGAGCTGAATTATGATGACAGCTGGTGGCAGACAGCACTGGGGCTTTGCACGGCAGCAGCACCCACACGGTACAGCCCAGATATCTGGGAGACGCCTCCCGGCTGGGTCGATGGAGCAGCGTGGTGGATCTGGGGCGTGATGCCATTGCTGAACTTAACACCCGGGGGAGATAACTACTTCAGGCATAAATTCACGCTGGCAACAGCGGACATCGTCTATATCAATGTTGTCTGCGATGCAGAATTTGCCATGTGGGTCGATGGCTCGCCGGTTTTAACCGGGGCGTTCAACTTTTTCAATGACAATTGGACGGCGTCAGCAAACACAAACAATACGTATTCAGAGTTGAGCTTACCAGGCCCGTACTACTTACCGCTTCCCAGCACTGCTGGCGAAATATATGCTTACACGGTAGATGGGCCGGCAGAATCGTGGGGTATCTTGAACACTTGGGGGCCAAACGGCTGGCAAGTATGGTACCCTGCGGTAGGTATAGGCGGTACGATATTTATACGAAGCGATGAGGGCGGAGGCTGGTCAATATTAAGCGGCGGCACATGGGAACCGTTTGGTCAAAGCTGGATGTTTCCGACCAGTTTATGGCTCTTGCCGGTCGTCTATGTCTCCAACCCTCCAATCAGCGGCGACTTCTTGATCACGGGACAGGCAACTAACATGAGATCCAACATCTTCACGGTAGGGCTGCCGATGCCAGCAGGCGATCACATCGTAGCGATTAAGGGTACGGCCGTTACAGCAACAGCGCCGGACCCGGCAGGGCTGCTCGTATCGGTACGGCACGGCGCAGGAGCGCCGATCGTGCACTCGGACAGCACGTGGAAATGCTTACCATACCCGAACCCAGCACCGCTTTAGCGACAAAGACCGCCTCCGTGCGGTTTTTGGTTTGTAGACGTAAATCATCGGCAGGAGGGGATGCACTTGAGTGCGACCGAACCAGGGAAGGGCAAGGCGGTCCAGAGGAAGAATGATTATCTGACCGGCCTCGTCGAGGGGATCGCCGCAGGGGTCGAAGCGCTGAGGGTCGACCAGCGAGAGGACCGCACACTGGTAAACAGAGCGCTGGACAGAGTGCACGAGCGGCTGGACTGCATAGTCAAGAAAAAGTATGTCACGCTCGAAGAGTGTGAGGCGCGCTGCCAGGCAAAGGTCGTACAGGACATCGAGACGGCCCGCCTGCTGGCAGAAGGCAAGCGCTTTGTCAGGCCAGAAAGGGCATACATCCTCTATCCGATCTTAGCGATGCTTCTTGGCGCAGCGCTGCTGCAGATGAGCCAGCATATGCCGATGATCATAAAGGCGATGGGATGGTGA